AAACCATAGGTACAATTATTATTCCCTAATCCATTATTTTTTTGAGAATCTTTTCCGGTTGAGGTGTTAGCTTCCCCTGTTGTTAATACTGAAAGTGAATAGCTGCCTACCGAAGTGTTGAATCTGCCTGTTGAATTTAATGATAAACTTTGAAAACCTATTGCTGTTTCATCCACCCCGGTAGAAAGGGCTTGTAAAGCATAAGCACCGAAAACTGTACATCGTGACCTGCCAGTTAAATTATTTTCTGGCGTTCCAATTGATAAATTATAAGTTCCACCTTGATATGTGTCTTGTATATATGTTGGCTGTCCAGGCGCATAACCATCTACAGAGCCTGTGAAATCTATCCATGTGCCATTTTCAACGCCTTCAAATCTATTATTTGTTGAGTTATATCTCATTTCACCATTAGCAGCGACAGGCCTTTGTAAAGTTGTACCAATTGGAACTGTTACAGCAGTATTAAAATTAGAAAAAGATGCTAAATTGCATACTGTATCAATTTGGTTTGAGGTAGAATTTAAAATAACACCATCTATAAAAAGGCCGCTTCCGGCACCACCGATTGTTCTGTTTATATTGATTGCGTTAAGTGAAATTGACAAAGGAGAGTTTCTACCAAAACCATCTTGAATAACTTGCAGAGCGTTTGTTAAACCAGTCGAATTAAGTGTATTCAACAGTCCGCCAAACGTATAAGCAGGGGCAGCTAGTGGTACAGATAAATTAGCCATTAGTTTGCGCTCCAGTTATAGTTTTGCAGGGATTGTAGAATTTGATTAGTATCAAGTTCTTGATTACTGAACTGAACAGCGCCGCCCGGATATTCTGCTGAAGGAGTTTGTCCTAATTGAAGTGCTTGTAAACGCTCATTTTCGGGCGCAGCCAAAATACCATCTTCAGAACCGCTCCAGCTTACCCAGTTTAAAATCTTTAAATTTGACCAAGGTACGATTTGGTTTGACCAGCAAACATTGTATTGATATGGCGGCTTTGGAAGCTCCACGGGAGCTGGGTCTGGATATAAAGGTGGATTCCTAAGCTGTTCATTTGGCTTGTCTAAAAAAGGCGCTCCAACCATAAGGCCTGTCCATTCAAGAGACTCTCCCCTCCATTCCATTTGCTGAACAAGGTCGCTATGTCTAAATACAAATCCGCTTCTGTCGCATATTCCGCTTGCTTCGGGATTGCTAGGGTCTGGTGTATAATATTTTCTATTAAATTTTGCCATTACTCACCCCACCTTGCAGATGCTTTTGGCTTTATTCTTACGCTGACTTTTTCACCATCCTCATAAGCTGCATCTGCAAAAGCTTCTTGCATCTCAAGCTTTAACGCAGGCAATTTATCCATCTTCCCGTCTTTAAGGGCCAGCCTAAAGGAAAGGTTTGAAGTCAACGCCTCTAGGAAACGAGCGGGAATTTCTGCGACATCAGTCAATTTTCCTATGTCTTGTATTTGTCTTTTGTAAGAATAAAAAATGTTGTTGTACGTACCGTCAGGCGTTTGATAAAAATTCAATACAGGATTTATTTGTCTATCTATCCAATATAAAGAAGGTGTACCAGGCTGATTTTTATTAGGGTATGACATGTAATCATTTCTGGAACCACGAGAAATTGGTCTATCATTAATGTTGGTATTGAAATAAAGTTCTGCAATATTTAAAGTTGAGCCTCCAGTTTCTACAATCCTAAAATAAGGAGCAGAAACAGGTATGGGAACAACAAACCATTGAAGATTGTTTTTTGTGTACAAAGTTTTTGTAAGGGTTAAGCAGGTTATCCAATCCGCATCATTTCCCGTGTAAGAATATTGAGCCTGCAATGTATAATTACTATCAACGAAAGAAGTGATACCAACCATAGATATCGCATAATTTGGTCCGCCCCAAGTGTAAGAAATTGCGCCGTTAGGGGCGGTTTGGGCGCAACTCGTCAACAGACTCCCATCAAAGGCATTTTGCGCAATGCCGCCTTGATTTGATGCTGCAACTCCTCCAAGGTTTCTAACCGAGGTTCTAAGATTTACTTCTAAAACATCAACTGCATGGTCTGGCAATAGATAAGAAGTCTGCCCGGCCACTAAAGCAAGCATTCCTTGTTTAATAGTGAAAAGATTTAATCTTTTATTTATCCAGGTTAACAATATAAAATTTATAGAGCGAAGAGCACTTTTAATTTTCTGGTCGGTCGCAATGTCCATAACAATTCCAGCACGCTCGTAAGCTTCCGTAATAATTTGCTCATTAAGTGGTGAGCCAAAATTGTATGTTCCAGATGTAGACATTTAGGCATCCTTAGCAACCTGTTTTTTTAAAACTTTTAACACTTTTAGATAAAATTTGACTTTTGTCTAATGCCCTGGCATGCGAAGACCTAGGGTGAACTAATTCTTTAAACTTGCTTGATTTTGAATACATATCAGTCTTCCTTGAGCGGCTCATTACAATATTCCCTGAGATAAGAAGGTAATATCTAAACTTGTCGCGGCATCTGAAGCATTAACAATTATTCGAGACCAGTTTGTAGGGAAGGTATACTTACCCATAATAGATACGGTTGCATTTATCATAGGGGTTGCAGCAGGAATCGTTGAGTTTGATGCTCCGTCCATTCCTGTCCAAAGTGCTACAGGATTAACTGTGTCAAATGGGTCTCCTGGCGTTGTTTGAAAGGTATAGCTGACTACACCCGCATTTACAAAAACAGCAGCAGTAAGGTCGCTATGGGTCTTGTGGTAATCAGTCTCATACCAGACAGTATTTCCTACTAATCCAGTTCCAACGCTTGTATTTGTAGCAACAGCACCATTCGTGGTTATAGAAGTAACAGTCGTGAATCTCTGCGTTGTATAAACCGTATTCGCATTTGGGCCTGCTATTGTTTGTGAAACACCAGAAACGCCTCTATAAACTCCCGTTATAGTGAATTGAACGCCTGCTATGTTTCCGGTAGACGTAATAGAAACAACTCTTTCCAAATTCTTGAAATTAGCAGTTTTTACACTATTTTCATTGGGTAATGCTAATGTTCCGTTAATAGAAAATGCTCCGGCAGCGCCTATCGTTTGAAGGGCGCATACAGCCGCAGTATCTGCTAAAGGCCAAAAGATTCTTACAGGTTTAGACACTTAATATCCTTATTTCTTTTCTTTAGGGATTTTAGGGGCTTCTTCTAAAGGCTTTTCCTTTTCAACTTCTGGTACAAGCTTTAATTCGGATAAGGTTCCTTTAAAAGCTTCCAAAGCTCCAGCAAGAGTATTAATCTCATCCTGAGCTTTGACCTTTTCCTTTCGAAGACTCTTTAAATTAACAATGATATTTCCAAGAAACTCATTAGTTTTTTTAGCCCTGTTTTCTAGTTCTGAGATTTTAGTCTCAATTTTATTAATAACTTCCATGTTCATTTCTATGTTTCCTTACATTTAAAATAAAAATTAAGCCGTTGGAATTTTTGAAAACCAAATTTTCCAGTTAACTGTAGAAAGTCCGCCGGCAGCAAATACTGCTGTAGCATTCGTTATAGCGACGAACGTATTAACATAATTTGCAGTGACCGCATTTGTAATAATTCCTGTACCAGTTGATAAACGGTTAACGCCGGCGCCTGTTAAAAGAGTTGCCGCTATTGTTGTACTAACAGCAAGTCCCGCATGGCCCACATTTCCAAATTGAAGACCAATGGCTCCTCCGCCTGTAAATGCAGTTCCGTCAGAAACAAGTTCTAATGACCATTCTCTAACAAGAATTCCCTCGTTTGCGCCAGGAGTTGGAATTAGGCTGATAGCATTGTTATACATATCATTAATCTGAGCAGCCGTTAAAGAACCGGACATATATTGAGCGCCTGCTGGGCCCGTTTGGCTAACCCATCCGCTTGTCGTGTAAACGGAGATTGCTTGGTTGTCCGTATTAAATACATACATTCCAGGCGTTGGGACTGGAATCGCCAAAATTTGAGCATTTGTCATACGAGGCATTACATTGCCTCGCGTAGTAGATTGCGATTCAATAACAGCGCTAATAGGCGCGCCGCCAACTTTTGTTGGAGACGGGAATGCGCCATACTGGCCAACATCCCCAACAAATAACGCTAATTTACCATCAGGCGTATAAGTAAATGTCATTTCATATACTCCTTATTAGATGCCTGGGTTTCCATAAACAGAGCGTGGGTTAGAGTTACCAAACGAATAACGTTCTGAAGCTTTGCAAAGTACGTTTGAAGTACTGAAATCAGTATCAACGTCGATTTCAATCTCTCTACGAATAAAGTGTTTGAAACCGTCATTTGCGTTCGTGATAATGAACCACGCATCAGGGTTTGTTAGGTATTGGTTAACAACGTATCCTTTTGGAATAGCTTTTCGTCTATGAATAGCCGAAATATCATTGTTATCTGTACCGGTTCTGCCTGCTGTGTAGATTAATCGGTCAGCTGCCCATTCATTTTCAGGAGCAACAACTAAAAGCTCTGCTCTAATATGAACTGGTTTTCCGGCGGCATCTTTGAATCGTCTAATTGCCGTAAGGGCAGATTCCAAGCTAGCTTCAGCCAACTGAGAGCCTTGAGCAGGACGATTGGCATATGTTCCACCATCAATTAAATGGCCTGTAGAGCATAATGTTTGACCATCTGCGCTCATATAGGTTGTAAATGCACCGTTTAAAGGCGCAGCACCTAAAATATCTTTAGTCACAAGCATTGATTGCTTAAGTGAATTTACCATCGAACCAAACTTGTTTTTATACAAATTATCTTCAATCGCATTTTGTGAAATAGCGAATGATAAGCCTACGTCTTTATGAACATAGGTAGTTACAAAGCGTTGTCCGTAACCGTTGTCAAAAGCAATTGGGGCAGCTTCAGCTTTAATCTGAGCAAGGCCAAATGTTCTGATTTCAATGTCCTGTTCTTGCGCCATATGGGAATGCTCTGTTTTATAAATTTCTTTATATTGAGCAGGGAACATTTCGTAATCCCAGAATACTGAACGAGCACCTGGTC